ACAAGATAAGTATCACCGCTATTTATAGGAACTGGAGTAGGTGCAGCAATTAACTTCTCAACAATTAAAGGAACTGGTAAGAATTCTATAGCAGTTTGCATAGCATATTCAGCGTTGAACTTATTATTACGAAGTAATGATCTACCCTTATCCAATACACCTAAGATTCTAGGATCGACTCCTAACTCAGGTGCTAACTCTCTCAATCCTTGCGTTACATCACCAGATTGATGACCAGCAAGTATAGCATTGTATATACCTTTCATACCTGCTCTATCTGCTACAGATCCTATGGCATTCATAGCAGAGAACTGATATCCTTCTGCACCAAGAATCTTAGCCATGCCAGGTATATTCATAATATTAGGAACATTCTTTAAAAGACCTTGAACACCAGGTACTGCTCCTAAAATACCTTGTAATTGATTCTTCTCTAACCAGTTACCAAAATTCTCAATACCACCTGATAAACCTGGCATCATACCAACGACTTCACCAATAGCACCACCCATATTACCACCTAAGAGTTGCATACCAATTCTACCCATTTTACTGCTAGTAACATTATTATACAAATTAGAAAAAGTTCCACTCAGTCTCCCAAAGAGATTGGCACCCTTAGTATAAAGATTAGAAATACCTCGACCAAACTTACTCATACGCAAGTTCATCAACCAGTTTGGAGTGTCAACTACTGATCTTGCAGTAGAACCAATCGCAGCAAAATTACCTACAGCACCAATACCACTGGTAATAGCACCCATAATATTTCCTTGAGATAAGGCAGTAACAGCGTTTATTGCTTGAACTATAGGACCAACGCCAGGAATAAATGATAACGCTGTATTTACTATAGGATTACTAACAACCTTAACAGCTGTATTAACAACACCACTAACTACATTTGATACAGTGTTAACAACACCGCTAACTGCTCTTCCAATACTTTTAACCAAACCACCTATGAATAACTGAGGTAATTCACCACCGTGCTCAAGACCAAAGAACCCTAAACCAAATAAACCTTTTTTCTTGGTTTCTGGTTTCTTATAATTTATTTCGGGTAATTTTTGAGGTGTTTCAGTAAGTTTCTTTGAATAATCAAGTGCTGCTGTTAATTTTTCAACTTTAGGTTTATCAGGACCTACAAAAATATTACCAAATCCTAATGTCAGTGTATTTTGCCACCAATTTAAACCTTTTTTACTATTCTCCTTAGCTAACTCATCTTCATAGTGTTTGACTGTTGCCTCACTACCTTCTCTTAAAAATCTCTCTTGAACCCCCTCCTGCATCTTCTTTTCTTGCGATCTCTTTAGGGGATCGAAGATAAGCGTATCAGTAATTTTATTAAGACTCCACTCTGCAGCCATAGTAACAGGTAGAGCAAGAAGACCAGGACCAGGTTTTACATTTTTGATATTTTTAGCTATTCCTGAGGTCACTGATGGTTTAATACCACCAGTTACATTAGGTTTTTTCTTAAGAAGATTAGTAAAGAAATTACCAGATGGTTTAACACCACCACTTACAGTAGGTTTCTTTTTAAATGCATTAGTAATTTGTTTAACAAGACTTGGTTTTGAACCTGATCCTGAGATAGGTGTTTTGGGTTTTAATTTATTGAAAAACTCACGAACGCTTCTCAAAGGACCTGTTGATGCTCCACCACTGGTAGTTGGTACCTTTCTACCTCTATTAAATAGACCTTTATTCTTAGGATTGATTTTCTTAGTAAAACCCTTGGGTAAACATCCCTTTGCTCTACTAAGAACACCAGCACCACTGATAATATTTGCTAATAATATGATATCAGTAATAATGCTGAATGGATTCATCAGGTATTTCAACCCAATGATACCTACCATCATTTTACCAAGACCCTCTACTCTTCCAAGGAAAGAAGATTCACTACCAAATAGTTGATCCATACCTCCCAGAAGATTATCTCCGATAATCCACTTACCAAAACCATATATTTTTTCAAATACAAAAGAGGTTTTTTCTAAAAATGTAGATAATGCTTCTATATTTTTCTCATCTTCTGCCCATTTAAGCAGATCATTCATTAATGCAAGAGCACCAATCTTTATAAAAAGATCAACAAATGGTTGTAATGCTTTGCCAAGCCATCCAAATGTGCCCTTAAGGAAACTTCCAAAGTCCTTTGGTTTATATTTTATTTTACTTTTCTTTTTAAAATATTCTGATAAATTCTTCTTTCCTGCAATTCTTTCTTGGAGGTTCTCTGCCTCCATATCCATTTGTCTTCTTTTTTCCCTTCTTTCTGCTATTTCAGCTCTATCAGCTGCCTTTACTCTTAAATTTGTAATTTTGTTTATATCTACAACCTGAGTACCTATACCAGTTATAGCTATTCCTAATCTATTTGAAGAAAGCAACGATTGTCTGGCTGCAGCAATTTCTGGAGCAGTTGATTTACCTGCACCAGGATTAACAAACTTGTAGACTTGTAACTTAGCCATTTACTATTGTGCTTGTTGCTCCTTCATTCGTTTTTCTTCCTCTTTTAGGAAATTGACCAACATGTTGACATACAACTCCTTTTCCCAAGGCATGAGATTGTCAATATATTGCATATCCCATTTATGATGATGAATTAAAGCAAAATTGCTTTCATAATAGCCTTTTAGGTCTTGATGAAGGAGTGCTATGCGAAAAAAGACGCTAATCCTTCCAGAACTACTTCACTTTCAACACTTGTATTAGGATTAGTAACTGTAACGGTATGAGACAGTTTAGGCATAGTTTCAAAAAACTTTTGAATCATAGTGAACTGTTTAGTGTCCATTGAATCAAAAAATTCAAGAATCTCTTTTTTAGGTGTATCTGCACAATCATATACTTGTTCAGTATCAGAGATTGTTTCGAGACAAGTTGCTGCCATATCAAAAACCTGATCCATACCAGCTTCCTCACCAGTAAAGTTCATTTGGATAAAAGTATCCAGTTTTGGATATCCCATAGTAATAGTCACTTCATCAGAAATCTTCATATCCTTCTTATGTCCTCTAGTTTTAGAGACTTTGATTTGATCCAAAGGAATTTCGACTTCGACAGGAGTTTCTCCATCATCAGGGCAAATTACTGATAGTTTAATAGTTTCACCAACAGATTTAGTTCTAATCTGTAGAAAAACGTATTCTATATCAAATGTTGGTAGTTTATCAACATCTTTAATATCAGTACATGCTGTAATAATGTCTGTGACTGCTGTAATTAGTTCTGACTGTTCTCCAGATTCAGTTGCTAGTAGTAGAAGTTTCTCTTCTTTTACCAAGAAAGGTCTGTAATTTACAGTCCTTCCATCAGAAGGCAACTTAATTTTGTACTTGGGTACATTCAGTTTTGGTAATGCCATGAAATTATTATTCAATTCAGTAACTTTATTTAGCCAAAAACCCTAGGGGTCATTTTTTTGTCGGACTTTTTTTTGCGGTTTTCTGGGAAATAAAAGTTGAATTTCGTTTTAGAAGTCTCCTACTGAATTGTTAACCAACTGAGGTAAGAACTCAACACTCTGTGAAGTATTTACTCTGTGTTTGTATCTTCCATCATCAGTGAAGTCATCTTCAACAGCAACACGGTATCTTTCATATAAAAATCCAACAGTCAGAGTAGTTACTCTTGAAGTGTCATTGTTTAATTGAATAGACCCTATATTATATGGAAATAAATTACGAATCTCATACATCGCTGTCACTTTATGTTTTTTAAAATTATATATTGGATCTCCTGTGTTTTTATTGATAAAACCTAGCATCTTTGCATCTGTATTAACATATTCACCTCCACCTCTCTCCCATTTGTAAATTCTCAAGGAAGGACAAATATAATTATCATAAAATTCTGTATATTGATTTGCATCAGGAGCCATTCTAGATACCCATCTCTCAAAGAATATACGAGTCTGTTGAGATTTAGGCATGATGAAGGTCATATTCAACTGACTATATGCTGCAGAAGTTGCATATTTAACAGCAGTACCAACGTTTTGAACTGCTCCAGTTGTTACTTGTTTACTAGGTAGGTTAACTGATTGACAATATAAATTTAATAAATTTCTCATGTTACCTACACCAGGATCCAATCTCGTAGTTTTACTTCCTCCCCGTATAGTGAGATTGTTTTGTAAAATTCTTGGTGCTGCAAAATGAACCGAAAATAAGTTACCTAAACTCGGTGATTGATCATACTGCTTACTAAACGCAAGAAATTCTTGGTAAGAAGGATATGCAGCTTCTTCCTTGTTTTGAAGTCCACTACCACCACCAGGATTACTTCCTGTTGTTATTGTATTAACTGCACCTAGAACGCCTGCAAATAATGGTCCTAAAATCATTAGATTTTCAACTCCTTCTCTGTGATTAGTTTAAATTCCCAGTTGTTGTCTTTGCAGAACTCGGTTGCTGCTTTCCACTTTGCTTGGTTGACACTCCATGTAACAACCTCATTAACATAACGTTTCGTGATCCTTTTTTGTGTTTTAGGTTCCTTTGTTTGTTTTAAAGGTTTAACCTCAACTAAATACTTCCTGTTCTGGATTTTAACGTAAAAATCTGGAAAGTATCTATGTCTTCTACCATCAACAGGAGAAACATAAGGGATTATGATCTCTTCACTACCCCACTCTTCTATAGAAGGGGTATAATCACACCATTTCATGAATTTATATTCCCAAGATGACCTATAAACGACGTTGGATGCGTCACCTTTGTACTTTCTTGGAAAGTTAGGTCGATATTTCCCTTGATATCGCATAAATACATAAAGATCCCATAATATTTAGGCACTTTACCCTTGTCAACATTTTCAGACAACAGTCTTTATAATCTCACCATGAGGTATCCTTTCAAGTCTCCTGTATCTTCTAGGGAGAACTTCCTAGGAGATGATGCCACGGGTGCTACTGGAATGACTGATTATTTAAAGATTCGTCGTCAAAGAACAACTTATAAAGATGGAAAATATTATGGAGCAAATAATGATTATATTCCCAATTCAAACGCAGTAAAGACTCAACATAGATCCACTGTTTACATATCAATACCAGGAGGAATTAATGCTCAGTATCAACCAGTATATCGTCAGGTTAATTTAGGTGTTGGTGGAGTAGCTGCTCTTGACGCACTAAATTCTGGAGCAAATTCAGATGATTTAGCTATGGCTGTTAGAAATGCAGCAAGTGCAATTAGACCAGAGTTTATGGCAAGTGCTCTTTCTCAAGGTGCTAATGCTATATCTGGATTCTTTGGTGTTCAAGGTAACATAGATGCAAATGCTTTACAGGGTTTAAGTACAGGAAAAGTTTTCAACCCATATACTGAACAACTCTTTAGTCAAATGAACTTTAGAAACCATAGCTTCAGTTTTAAAATGCTGGCAAGAAACTATAGAGAAGCAAGAGAGATTAGAAATATACTTCAATATCTAAAAGTAGGTTCTCACCCCAAACTTACGAGTGATGGAGGAGACATTGAATTATTTAAACGGTTGGGAGCAGGTGATGTATCTCAAGAGGATGGTAACAGCCTTGCAGACCCAAACAAATTTACACAAGGAGCTAATGATGATCTTGCGGATATTATTAATGGAGATTCTACAGGAAGATTCTTTGAAATACCTGATCACTATGACTTAGATTATGTTCGTATGGATCCTGATATGCTCCTAGATACAAGTAATGGTTTAGATCCAGATTCTTCTTTGACTCAAAGATTACATTATAAAATGCAAGCTTGTGTTTGTTCTGGAATTAATATTAACTATACCCCCGATAATCAATATACATCATTCAAAACTGTAAACGGTTCAATGATTCAAGTACCAGCAATTAGTTTGAACATACAGTTCACAGAAGTTAAACTTCTAAATCAAAAAGACATCATAGCAGGTTTCTAACATGGCATATTTCGATTTTCTACCTAATGTTTACGTTGGCAAAGGTGTCAACCAAGATGAGTCATACAAATATCAATTAGTTAAAAATATCTTTAGAAGGATTACACCTAGAGAAGATCTAGATAGATACACAACATTATTTGAGAGAGTTCCGATTCCACCTAGTGCCAAACCATCTGACGTTGCTGATACACTTTTCAATGATCCATTTTTAGATTGGGTTGTATTGATAACCAATAACATAACAGATGTGTATGAGCAGTGGCCAAAGACAGAAACAGAATTACAAAATTATGTGAATACTAATTATAGTGATCCAGATAGTGTTCATCACTATGAAACTAATGAAGTATTATATAATGATGTTGTTTTTATAAAGGCAGGATTACAAGTCAATTCTACTTGGAGAACTACTCTTCCAGACGGAA